GAGGGATCATGATTTTGATCCTTTCTTCAGGTTACTCCTTTGAGCAACTGGAACCAAAGAGCACAGTAGCATCCTACGCATTCTCCTAAAGAGAATTCGAGGTATGTACATTCTACAAGGAAAAAGACGTAACCTTAAACAGGTTTATCTTTACCTTAAAGAATGTTATACTATTTGTGTTTCCGTCAAGGTAGGTTCCCACTATGACCCTAAAATGGGGGTCAGAGTTGGGAAAGTTAGTGGTTTACCACTAATCATACCCGGGCGTCTTCGTTTAGCGATGATGTCCGACCGTCGGATGTATGTCGCTGTCATGACCTTGTTAGGTATTCATAGAATCATTCCGTGATGACCACCAGTGGACTATAGTACCGTTATTGAAAAATTCAACGGTTCCTATCGCACATTGGCAGTCGAGACTCTTATCGAGTCCAAGCGGAAACTCTGTGAATTAGCAGGGCTGAAAGGTGATGTATTCTTTAAAAATCTGTCTGCAGTCTGGCTCCTTCCGGAGTCAGCGGGACCAAATCTCAAAGTGGCCTGACAAGGGGTAGTTGCGGATGCTGTAGCGATTCTAAGGAATCCTAGGTATCTAGTAACCATCTCACGATGGCTCTTTGAGACTAAGTCCTTTGCTACGCTTTTCTCGCTTTGAGCTACATGCTTAATATCCTTTCCCTTACTTTTAGGGAGCCGGATAGTGCACATCGGAAGGTTAACCGCAGTATATAATACTGCTGGTAAAGCCCGAGTAATCGGGATAACCAACTGATGAACGCAGGTAGCGCTCTACCCACTTCATAGGGAGATCTTCAAGTTTCTTGAAGGGTTGCCTACAGATGGGACCTATGACCAGCTAAAGCCTGTAAAGGCTTTGGTTGATAATGGGAAAACATATTATTCTTACGATCTCTCTGCTGCAACCGACCGGTTGCCGCGAGATATCCAGAAAGATGTGTTAACCCAGTTCATAGGGAATACTCTTTCAGAGCTATGAGCTCAGATGGTAGACATGCCATTTGGTTTATCCAAGGAAGAACCTGATATTATCAGATATTCTGTTGGACAGCCAATGGGTGCTTACTCATCTTGAGCTATGTTAGCTTTGACCCACCACATGATAGTACAAGCATCTGGGCCTTCACTTGTACAGCGTTATGCTGTATTAGGTGATGATGTCATCGTAAGCGATGATGCGCCTAAGTACCTGGAACTCATGACGGGCTTTGGTGTCAGTATTTCTATGGCAAAATCTATTTGTTCTAATGAATTTATAGAGTTTGCTAAAAGAGTACGAACCATCAAAGGGGAGGACTATTCTATTATCGGAC